GCACCACGGACGGCTCTGGCGCCCAGTTCCGCTGGCTCAACTGGGTGGGTCACAACCTCATCAACTCCGTGGAGATTGAGATCGGTGGACAGCGCATCGACAAGCACTATGGCCTTTGGCTGCAGATCTGGAATGAGCTCACGCAGGAGGCGGGCAAGCAGGCGGGCTACGCCAAGATGGTGGGCAACGTGCCCGAGCTGACGAACCTGATCGTGCAGGGCGGCGAGCCTTGCGACTCTGACTGCTATGCGGGCGAGCCCAACGCGTCGGCCGAGGTGGTGTCCTGCGCGCCTGAGTACACGCTGTACATCCCCCTGCAGTTCTGGTTCTGCCGCAACCCTGGCCTGGCGCTGCCGCTGATCGCGCTCCAGTACCACGAGGTGCGCATCAACCTCGAGTTCCAGGACATCCGCAACCTGTGCTGGGACATCACGCCCCAGATCGCGTCCAACCCCCACACGATCCGCGACCGCGTGTCCAACTCCAACCTGGTGGCCGCCTCGCTGTACGTGGACTACATCTACCTGGACACGGACGAGCGCCGCAAGTTCGCCCAGGTCTCCCACGAGTACCTGATCGAGACGCTGCAGTTCACGGGCCAGGAGTCCATCACGTCCTCCTCCAACAAGCTCAAGCTGAACTTCAACCACCCTTGCAAGGAGCTGGTGTGGGTGGTGCAGCGCGACTCCTTCACGTCGTGCGACGACACGATTGTGAACCCCTGGAAGGGCCAGCAGCCCTTCAACTTCAGCGACTGGTGGGACCGCTCCGTGCTGGAGTCTGGCTACTCCGTCACGCGTGTGGAGGGCATGGCGGGCAAGAACCCGTGCATCACGGCGCTGCTCCAGCTCAACGGCCACGACCGCTTCCAGGTGCGCGAGGGTCGCTATTTCAACGAGGTGCAGCCTTACCAGCACCACACGAACATCCCCGCGGTGGGCATCAACGTGTACTCCTTCGCGCTGCAGCCGGAGCAGCACCAGCCTTCAGGCACGTGCAACTTGTCTCGCATTGACAACACCACGCTGCTGCTGACGGTATCCAACAACGCGGTGGGCGCGACCACGTCCTCGTCCGTGTACATCTATGCGACGAACTACAACGTGCTGCGCGTGATGAGCGGCATGGGCGGTTTAGCGTACAGCAATTAAACACAGGAATCCACCCAGTGGTTTCCGGCAAAGTATATCGTGTTTTTATATTTTTATTAAATTTGTAAAATCGAACGAATAAAATTTGAAATAAAACATTTATATTTAGTATAACTAAACATAAATGGGTTTATTAGGAAACATTGGAAGACCTGCTAAAGATATTATTTATGAAGAAATTTCATATAATAATAAAAAATATATTATTGGTCATGTAGAGTCTAAGGGAGAAGATAAAAAGTTTATTATTGACAAAGATGATTATGATGAAGTATCAAAATATTCTTGGCATGTAACTTCAAATAATTATATGTCTTCATCATTTGTACATTATGGTAAACATAAAACTCTTTATCTACACAACCTTGTCATGAATAGAGACGCTTTTAAAGGGAAGGGTCAAACTGAAAGTATCGACCATATTAATAGAAATGGATTTGATAATCGTAAAGAAAATCTTCGTTTAATATCACAATCTGAGCAGAACATTAATCAACTGAAAAAGAAACGTAGTTTTGTTTTCCCAGAGGGTTGTGAATTAAAACCAGATGATGTTCCTAGACATATTTGGTATGTTCGGGCAAACGGACTACATGGTGATAGGTTCGCAATAGAATTCAAAACAGAAGGAATTTTATGGAAAACAACAAGTTCTAAAAAGGTAGATATTAAAAATAAACTTACTGAGGCAAAAGAAAAACTCAAAGAACTTTATGAAATATATCCTTATTTGAATCCTGAGAAAGCAGAAGAAGAAAGTAAATCTCTTCTTGAGTCATATAATGGTATTATTGCTCTTTCAACTTGAGAATGTTTAAAGCCTCCCCACAACTTACAAACAAATGGCCGATCTATTTATACCTGCGCACGATGCCGGTTTCTTTTCATGCTGTTCCATACAACTTGAAAAGATTGTTCAGTATTTTAACAAATACAAGCGATGCCCAGACTCTGTTGACCGTTCCCAGCAATTCTCCTGGTACAAGCCGGCCGATGCCTCAATAGAGGAATACTTTGAACCGGTGTCAATGCCCCTGCGCTACGGTCGCTGGATTCACTATGAACACTACTACCAATTCCTGAATTATAAAACATTGGACTTGAAGAGCCTCCAGCGATTTATAGAGAAATTTTTTGCCCCCTCCAAACAAATTCGGGACATCGTAACCAGCATGGAACGGGCCTACAACATAGACTATGAGAAAACCTTTGTTGTATTTTACAGGGGTAATGATAAAGTCACTGAGACACATCTTGGATCCTACAATGATTTCATCGGCGCCGCGAAAGAAATCCAGGCCACTCATCCAGATTGGCGATGCCTCGTCCAGAGCGACGAAACTGAATTTCTGGAACAGGCCCTTCTCCAAATTCCGAATTCATTCTGTTTCAAGGAGGAAATTCGCCACATGCCTCGGTCGGCCGAGACAACTGTGGACAAAGTTTTCAAGGAAACGAATTTCCAATTCTCCAAGAATTTCCTGGCCGTCGTATTGATTATGGCCAGGTGCCACCAGGTCTTCTGTGGAACAGGGAATTGTTCCCTGTGGATTGCCCTGTATCGCGGGAGTACCGACGGATTCCAGCAATTCTTCAATACCAAGTGGGTATAACTTATTCATGTGTATATTTCCAAGTGGCCTGGTACTCGAGAGGGAGTATGTATTTTCCGTAGGTCTGGTTCACGAATTGAAAACTAATCTGATCCTCAATTCCACACTGGCGAACGTGGTGGAGCCAATTTTCGCCAATTTCATGAACCTTCCTACAATTCTTTCGTATACTGAATCCACAACAGTAATGTACTAAAATCCTCTCTGAAAATCCATTTCGGAGTTGGCGTTCAATATAGGCACGATACATCTCCTTCTGTTGCGAATATCGGTCGTACTGAATTGCTAATTCATACTCGTCCCAGACAGAGGCGAACTGTTTGTCGTATAAATGTTTTGTCAATGCCATCAATTTATCAGTTCGTTCCATCTCCTCAATCGTCGCATTGACTCTGTTCTCAAACACCGTAAGTTTAGAATCAAACCAACAGTAGTACCTGTAATTTTTCAGAACATCAAACTTGTGTGGACAGGAACGTAATTCTTTCGTGTTCATACAATCTTTAATCGGATCATTTTCAACAGGAATGTTCGACATAAATATAGGAATAAATCGTGTTGACTCTAGAGCCGCGTATATTTCATCATTGTTTGTAAAGTAATAACAATCCTCGGTCTGTGATGGAACCGGCGGTATCCATTTAGAATGACTCTGTGCGCCTCCAAAATAACAGGTATAGTATGCTATACGTTTTGCTGGCGGAACATACGGGCGTTTCAACGTGATCGCCCTTTGAAAGAGGCCCTTGTGCCGTTTTCTTCGTAGAGTTCCAAGTTTTGTATCTTTCGGCATACCTTATAATATGGCTTGAATAAAATATCCTATAAAATCGGCAATTCTCGCTCCGTTTCAATGACTACTTCGGGCGGTTCGGGCCACGAAGCGTAGTCAACCGCTGCCGTGGTCGGCTTATCAAATCCGAGCAGGACCTGTAGAGCCCTTAGACGACGTTTCAGGGGCGCACCCTCTAGTCCCCGTGAAACCTGTTTCCAGCGCCACTCGAATTGTAGGGCTGCGCGATGATCAGGAAAACCTCGTACGTGGCAGATTCGTTCCCATCTACGCCCTGTAGTAGCTTTGGCACCTCCACTGATTTCTCCATTATGTTGCCGAAGACGGCGATCCAGATCGGGCGTGACACCCACGTATGTTTTTTCGCCCCGACCATCGCAAGTGGCCAACAGATAACAGTGCCACGACATTCCTATAAGACCCTGTTGAAAATGTTTTAGCACCCATCTATAGATATGGAGGGTGGCGGATATAGTTCAACTGGTGGTGGCTTTTCAAGTGGTCCCTCGATTCACCTGTCAAACATCGGAAAGTATGAGTCCATAGATGAAATTGCCACGATTGCGAATGCGGGTCTCTTTACGACCTTCCTGGCAATCGTATCTGCCCGGATTGGAGAACTCGGTGGCGTTTCGTTGAATACGTATTTTGAGTTATTTGGCCTGGAGGGCATCCTTTCCTGCGTAGCCCTAATTGGCATCCTGTTTCAGATTGCCCGTTATTTTTACACGACCCTGTATGCCACCTACGAAAGAGCCTGGTCACCTTTCATTTTCCTGTGCTTCCTTGTTGGTACTCAGGTGGTCTCGGACTTGGCCTTTTACTACGGAGTAGTCAATGTACTCAAGGAGAAACAGAACTACATGGTAGACATCATTCGCAAGTACATCGGAGAAAACAAGTGGGGTGCTCTGGGAGGCCACAGTGTATTCATGGTACTCACGGCGCTCGTGGCGATGATTTTGAATGAGTCGTCTGACCTGTCAAAGATTGTACTGTTTGGAGTGGTCGCATTCTTGATACCGTATGCGATTTCCATTCGGTATATGAAGCCGGTTCCGCCTCCGCCCCCTAAACCCAAGGAGGAGACTATTAGAGATGCTCGTGGATTTTATTAAGCCATAGTAGATATGGACGAGGAATCCAATACAAATAATGTAGAAAATACTAGTGCGAGTTTTGATAATTCGCCTCCCTATGCCGAAGTAACACCTGAACGCAATGAACTTGCCGAAGAGACAACGACAGTAGCCGAGGAAGAACCTGTTGTTGAGGAGCCTGTAGCCGAGGAGCCTGTAGCCGAGGAGCCCGCTGTTGAGGAGTCTCCTAACGAGGCGGTAGTTGAGGAGACAACCACAAAGGGAAAGCCGGTACGTTCGGAGAAGCAAAAAGAGGCTGATGCTGGTCAAAAGAAAATGCTAGACAGACTTCGCCAACTCTACAATGAAGAGTTTGCCGATCTTCCCGAGAGAAAGCGCCCGAAGGCGAAGGCGTGGGTAGCTCGTGCAGCTTATTACAAGCCGACAGAAGAAGAGCGTGAGGAGTATATTGCCGAAATGATCAAGGCCGACAGAGATGCGGTAAATGGCGTAAAAGTGGAGAAGAGCAATTCATCTGGAAAGAGTTCCATGCGGTCTATGGTGTACGAATTCAATAATGCTCTAGATGATGCGGTTCAAGATGCTACTGCTTCTGTGGAAGATGCTGCCAAGACATCCTCTACGAGACGGGCAGCAAAGAGGTTTGTGTCAGTGCTTTCAAAGAGCACTCGCAAACTGAAGACCTCTCTTATGCGTGTGATGGGGAGCAATAACTCCGGTGCCAATAACGGAGCTTCAACAAATGAGAATTCACCTTATAAGGTTCGTAACCGGAATCGTAACGTGCCTGTGTCCAACAATTCGGCGATGATTCGCGAGAATTCCTTGAACAAAAATAATTCGGGTTCAGCGATGAACAATTCGCTGAATCGTCCTGAACCGACCACTACCGAGGCCGAAAATTCCTCCCTAAATCTGAACATGTCAAAGATCAACTTGAACTCTAACAAGAATGTTAATAACGGCGCGAATAACGGCGCGAATAACCGCTCTTATAATCGCCTGATGAACACTGTAAAAAAGACCAGAAAGCGGGGGAGACGTAACGAGAATGAGAATAACTATAACTCAAACTATCGCTCCAGAAATAATAGCTCGGGCTACAACACAAACTACAGTCAGAAAAACAAGAAGCGTTCCAAGATGGCTTCAGAGTACACTGAGCTATAGTAAAATTGAACCCGTCGCCTGCCTCGCATCCAACTAACAAAATGTCATCACCTTATCTTATCATTCGTAACCCCTCCGAAGCCTGTGTGGACTTTCCATCAGACTTGGCGCAGACATACAAATACCCTCTTGACCCCTTTCAACAGCACGCGGTCTCGGCCATCTCTCGCGATGAGAATGTCCTTGTGACGGCCAAGACCGGTTCCGGCAAGACGCTCGTAGGTGAATACCAGATTGCTCACAGTCTCCGAAAGGGCGGGCGCGTGTTCTACACGACCCCTATCAAGTCCCTGAGCAATCAGAAGTTTTACGATCTCAAGCAAATGTTCCCCGACCGTGTGGGTATCATGACAGGCGATATCAAGTTCAAGCCGGATGCCGACGTCGTGATCATGACCACCGAGATTCTTCGTAACCTCCTGTTCAAAAAAGGCACGGCCACCGAGTCTCTCGGCATCACAGCCAGTCTCTCTTTGGACCGCCTGGACGCCGTGGTCTTTGACGAGTGCCACTATATCAACGACCGAGACCGTGGAGCCGTCTGGGAGGAGACAATGATCCTGTTGCCTCCCAGCGTGAACATGGTACTCCTGTCGGCGACGATTGATGCCCCCGAGGAGTTTGCTGCCTGGCTGGGTGAACTGAAACAGAAGCGGATTCACCTCATTTCAACACAATACCGAGTAGTTCCGCTCGTACACGGCGTATATCGTGGCGACGATTTCATGACGGTCATGGATTCCAAAGACCGGTTTGATGCGGCCACCTATAAAGCTTGGCTCCAAGCGAGGAAGCGTGACCAGGATGATGCAGAGCACCACAAGGACAATGTGGCTGATAGGCGCCGTGGTGGCTACGATGCTCCAGTAGTAAAGCGCAAATCTACCATCAAATCCTTCTCACATGAGATGAATGCCATAATAGCGCGCCTACAGGAGAAAGAACTTCTGCCGGCGCTCTTCTTCGTCTTCAGTCGCAAGGACTGCGAGCGCTACGCCAAGTTGACTGAGCATACCCTGTTGGATTCCTCGGACACGGCGTCAGTCAAGCACATTATTGATTTCCATCTTCACAAGTACGGTGACGAGCTCCTGAAGATCCCTCAGTATCACACGATTCGGGGTCTTCTGGAGAAGGGCATCGCCTTTCACCACAGTGGTCTTCTTCCGATTCTCAAAGAAATGGTGGAAATTCTCTTTGGCCGTGGTTTCGTAAAGGTTCTCTTTGCCACGGAGACCTTCGCAGTGGGAATCAACATGCCCACGAAGACGGTCATCTTTACTGGCCTCAGGAAGTACGATAGTGCCACGGAGGGAATGCGCCTTCTGAACACGGACGAGTACATTCAGATGGCGGGTAGAGCCGGTCGGCGCGGAAAGGATGATCGGGGCGTCGTTGTTTACATGCCGGATCGGGAACCAGAGTTTCTGGAGGACGTCCAAAAGATTCTCACAGGGTCTCGTTCCACGTTCCAGTCTCGGATGACTTTCCACTACGATTTCATTCTGAAG